AACAGCTGTTGTGGCAGTCCTGTAAAAGACCTGCCCACTACCACCTCCATTAATTGCAGCTTCCAATGACGTGTAGACATAGAGAGCTGTGCCATTTACTAGTAGATATAAAGTTAATCCACCAATAAATGGTAAGTTGGTTGAAGAAGATACTGAGGTGGTAGTGGTGTTACGCACGTAACTGGCAACATTTGCAACATTGGATAGTGTTGTTCCTGTGGCTGCAGTTGACGACGCAGCATCGAAGACTGCTCGAAAAATAGTTCCAGTTGGCTCCCCAGTCAACGTTGCCCCTGCCAAAGTGAAATCATCATTGACAGCATTGACTGCATTGAAATCAGCCACGCTGATTCGAAACCCGGGTCCAGTGAAGAAGGGAATGGAGGTGGAGTGCGGCTGATAGATTGGTTCAGTAAAACTGATGTCATATTCAGCGATTAGATAGCCACATTGCGTTGCTGAAGTGTATTGAGTATACACCTGCAGCTCCTCCAAAATGCAATCATCTGGGTCAGTTGTGGTTGAAGGATCAACCAACATCCACTCTTGTGGACAGTCAATGTCAATGTATGTTGCAGACCATAGTGGACTGAACACAGCATTGCCTTGGGTCATGGCTCGGGGTAAAAAGTTACCAATCTCTGGTTGTAAGCAGGGCTCACTAACGCTTTTGCTTGAGGCCAAGATTACTTGACCAACAGCGCTGGTGGCTACTTTAGGCACATAATGAATACGTAACATATTCCACTTATAACGCTCAAAGCTACGACACATATTACCGATGCTGGTTGTAGTGAAGTATGCTGGACTAAGTAGTGCACTTTTTCCAATGGAGAAATTGGGAGAGCCTGAACATTCAACTGATCCGATGAAGTCTCTTCCGGATACAGATACACCTTTAGTTGTGTATTTGACCGATGGTTTAGTTGCACGAATGGTAGCTCCAAATGAGACTGGAGCTGCTTGCATCGTACTAGAACTATTGTTGCTTTGTTGTATTTTTGCTTGATTTTGTTTTGTAGGTCCTGGACGGGACCCTCTAAGGTTGGGTGACATTTCTTCTTTATATTGAGTTTTAAAAATATCATTGGACCGCATTGTTTTATTTACTCGTACTAGGTTGGCGAAAAGAGAACCACGCATTCCCATGCCCTCGACATTGTTAATAAAGTCACTGTCGTAACTATCATAATCTGTGCCGGTTGCATATTGTGCATCGTGGATTCTACAAAATGCATCTATAGAATCTAACGCTGGCTCTGTTCCAACAACGCTTTCTTGTATCTTTCCATTACTCCAATACGGCCCGCAATAGTTACCGATAATTGTCATTATAGTGGACTAGGTGGTATTACTAACAAATTATCAACAGCTCTAGGAACACTTAGGTCCAACCGTAGACCATCATAGTAGTTCTCTAGAGCTAGTTGTTCATCCGGAGTGTACCCCCATGCCACAAAGCAGTCTAATCGTGCTTGTGCTGACACTGGACTCCATTTTGAGTCCATGCCACGGGAATTGATACGTGCACCACTTTCTAATGCAACGCTGTATGACATTCTGCTTTGGATTCCATGTCGCATGTAGCATTCGTAGAATGACTGCATGATAGGAACACCACTGCAACTGGCCAATCCACATTCTCCAACCGCATACAACCACTGCATGGCAGCACGTGTATTGGACAATGGAATGATACTCATACTATCCTTTTCCCGAGCTTTGTTAATATTACGAACCATTACAAACCCATTGATCGTTTGTATTGGTCGCATTTGGCAAAACTCAACACCAGCAAATTCATAGACTGGCGGCTCCACAGTCATGCGGAATCCAAGCTCAAGGAACCAAGCATCTAAACCTTGGCTGAACTTTGCTAGATCACGCTTTTCCATAAACACCTGGCAATCATCACCATTGTTTGCTAAAGATATTTTAACTCCCCTTTCCTTAGAATATGCATAAATCATTGCACACATAATTAGGCAATTTCCCAAAGCGGTGTTCATATCACCACTAAACCGTCGTCCAGCAACACTGTACTTTAGTTTCCCATCATCGCAATACCCTGCACCGATATTGTTTATTTGCCAAGTTAGCAGCTTGGCAAGCTCTGGGTGGTTGTTGTAAATTCCTAAATAAACTGAATGTTCCCACCTCAACATGGCTGCGCTTACGTGCATGTCGAACTTGGTGGCATCGAGTCCTAATGCTACTGGCTCAGCAAATTTACTCCATTTGTCATGAAGTATCTTCGCTTGGTCAGAGACATTGAAGCCCTTTACCACCACCACTTTTTCACCAAATATTTTTCCAATGGCACCATATATACGATGCTCAATTGGTTTGATGAAAGTGCCGACTCCTATGTTATACGTCCTATTCCTTGGTTGTATACATCTTGCAGCCTTGTTTGGGGGAACTTTTTCACACTTAACGAACGCCACACTGCGTGAGTGTCTCCGCTGCACTCCATTCAGGTAGTAGTCTTCCAAAGAATTAGTATAGAGTGTCCGTTTCCGACCAGTAAACATCTCAGCAAATTGCTCAGGGGAAATTCTGGTGGTACGACCAACTATTTTAATCACTTTCTTTGAAAAGAATCCCAACTTGTTGGTGATTGTGCAGTCAGCAACTAGTGGTGGTTCCTTGAACTCATTGCCCACTTTACAGTAGTACATGCGTTCAAGTAAGGCACTAGCTAGCGTTCTTATGTCAGGGTTATTTATTTTTAAGCTACGGTCCTCTCCTGATACACCCCCAACAATGTATAGTGACCGTTCCTTGACTGGAGCCTGGTTCGTGGTTACTTCCAGCCTTTGATGTGTCAATTTTGAAACATGCGACACACCTGTAACCACTACCAAGCCCCCTCAAGCGCGTGGGGCCGAAGTTGCGGCACTGTACTCTTGTACTCGCGCCACCGCTTCCCCACACATACCTACATGCACAGCATCTAACTCATCACTGTTTGGCACGAAGCACGTGGACACCACCATTGGAAGTATTTTCTGGATGTGCGTGGGTCTAAGGCCATGTTTTTCCATGACACTACACGCATACCTACGAATTGCAAGAACATTTGCCTCAGTTCTGGTTGGCACACCAAACTTGTTCTTAACTTCCGCCAGCACCTCCTTAAAATACCTATCCTTGCATTTCTTTTTGATTCTACGATGATTGGTAACTAAAACTGGTGTTTCATCCAGCTTAGAAACTCGCTGCGCGCCTAAAGAATTGGTATTGTGGCTAAGGGAGTCGGGAGTGGAACCTATCCATGGAACCATCTCTCCGTATGTGGTTGGTGGTGGGTGGCTGGCATAAACGCCTCCGTCTACACAATGATTATCTATCAAATCAGTAGCTATATTGTCATCATCAACATAGTGTAGATTACGTAGCAAAACATAGTCAAACAGGTTAAAG